CAAAAAGTGATCTTCACCTACAAGAACGGGCGAGAGCGGATGCTGTCTGCTCGCGATGCCGAGCTACTGCGGCGTCTAGGAAAGGGCACCTACCTGACCCGAGACATGGCGGCTGCCCGTCCCTTGGAAGTCGTATTGCCTGTCGCTGACAACAAGGACGTCGATCTGGATAGCCTGGATGGTGACGCCCTCCACGCACTCGCTCGCGAGCGAGGCGTTAAGGTGCATCACAAGGCCGGGGCAGATAAGGTTCGCGCCGCCCTTCGAGAGGCCGCCGAGTGAAGATTCTCGGGTTCACCTTCGGGCGTCAGAAGGCGATGGAAGCCGTTGGCGGTACGTGGCGCAACGCCTGGCGGATCATCAGTGAACCGTTCACTGGCGCGTGGCAGCGCAATATCGAGGAAAAGCAGGGTGATCTGATCACCTACCCGACGTTGTACGCGTGCATCTACCGCATCTCTTCGGACATCGGGAAGCTGCCCTTTTCGCTCCGCAGCCGTGACGCTAACGGCGTTTGGACCGAAGTTAGCAATCCGACTTACGATCCCGTACTGCGCAAGCCGAACGGTTTTCAGACTCCGGCTCAGTTTCGCGAGTACTGGATCATCACCAAGCTGACCCAGGGGAATGCCTACATCCTGAAACGCCGAGACGGTCGAGGCGTGGTGACGGAACTGTACGTGCTGGATCCTGAGCGTGTGCTGCCGATGGTGTCCGATTCTGGCGCTGTGTTCTACCAGTTGCAGACCGACAAACTGAACAGCCTGCCCGAGGGCTACCCAGCTGAGAATCTGATCGTTCCGGCAAGCGAGATCATTCACGACCGCTGCATGACGGTTCACCATCCTCTTATCGGTGTTCCGCCCTTAGCCGCAGCGCATTGGCCCGCGCTGAAGAACATGAAGATCATGCGCTCGGCGACGGAGTTCTTCGCGAACAACGCGCAACCTGGTGGCCTTCTGACGGCCCCGGCTGGCATGTCCGAAGATGATGCAAAGGCCGTACAGAGCTACTGGAACACGGAATTCTCAGAAGGTAAGTCCGGCAAGGTGGCAATTATCGGCGCGGACATGAAGTTCACGCCGTTTGCAATGAAGAGCATCGACGCTCAGATGATCGAGCAGATGCGCTACAGCGACGAACAGATTTGCCAGCCGTTCGGGATTCCCCCGTTCAAGGTCGGGATCGGGACCATTCCGTCCGGTCTGGGGGTCGATGGCGTGAACCTCATGTACTACAGCGATGCGCTGCAGGCTCCCATTCAGCATATGGAAGACCTGCTAGACGATGGTCTTAAGGTTATCCGCCCGCTCGGTATCGAGTTGGATACGGAACCACTGTTGCGCATGGACGAGGCGAAGAAGGCTGAGATCAACACGAAGCTTGTAGGCGGAATGATCAAGACTCCTGACGAAGGGCGCCGGCCGTTCAACCTGGCTCCGACCGCAGGCGGTGACACGCTGTGGGGGCAAAACCAGGACTACCCGCTGGGCATGCTGGCTGATCGTAAAGAGTGGGACCCCGCCATGCAGCCCGCGGCTACGCCCGCTCCCACGCCCGAGCCGGATCCTGATTTAGAAGAATTGCGCGCCTTTGCAGGTACCCACAAGGCTATCGCCGCAATGAAGAAAGCCCTGGAGCCTACCTATGTCGTTTGACCCTGAACTGTTCGGCCAAGCCATGGGCGACGCAATCATCAAGGCCGTGCAGCCTCTCAAAGACGAGATTGCGCGTTTGAAAACCCAGCTTGCCGAATTGCCGCAACCCATAGCCGGGAAAGACGGCGTTGACGGCCGTGACGGTAAGGATTGCGACATGGAGGTCGTCAAGCAGATGATTGCGGACGCCGTGAACTCCATCCCGGTCGTGCATGGCAAGGATGGAGCTGATGGGAAGGACGGCGAACCCGGTGCCAAAGGCGAAGACGGCCAGAAGGGCGCGGACGGCGTTGGGATGGCCGGAGCCATGATCGACCGTGATGGCGCATTGCTCCTCACGATGACCAATGGCGAGGTCAAGAATCTTGGCCCGGTGGTCGGATCGAATGGACGCGACGGAAGCGACGGAAAGGATGGGGCGGACGGAGTAGGCCTTGACGCC